GAGTTGACGCGCTTGTTTGGGGCCTTACTGAATTAATGGTAAAAAACAACTTTGAATTCTCTATATGACAAAAGAAACAATTGCCTCGCTTATTTTAATGTTTGTGACTTATTTTTTTATTGTGTTTGTGACATTGGATTTTAACCCGATTACATGGCATTGGAGTGCTCGCGCTGTAATGATTATAGTTTGGTTTTACGGTGTTACATTTTTAGAAAAGAATAAATAAGTATATTTGCTAAAACGAATATGCTATGCTATTAAAGGCTCTAAGGTCTTATATCAATCCTGCGGTTATTTCAACGCCTCAGAAACCAGATGTAAACCTACTCAATCAAATCCTATATGGCCAATTCACGGCCTCGACATTGGTCGTTTGGTACGACTCGAACCAGCAGACATTTATCGATAAAGGTTACAAGGGAAACGCTCTTGTTTACTCAATCATTCGAAAAATAGCAGAAAAGGGAAAACAATGCCCGACTTACGTTTACAAGGAAAGCGAAGCAAGTAAAAAGTATAGAGGAGGAAAGTACAACTCAAAAGAGTTAAACAGATTGCAGAGCATAGCATTTAGAAAAAAAGAGCTGCAAGATGTTAATTACTCAGATCCTGTAAACTTGCTAATTAAGAATCCAAATCCAATGCAAACTTGGAGCGAGTTTCTTGATTCGATGTTAACGTGGTACAATACTAGCGGAGAGATATTCGTTTACGGATTTGCTCCACAGGATGGACTAAATAAGGGCAAGATTAAGGAGATGTACGTTTTGCCGTCTAACTATGTAGAAATTGTTGCTGGCTCTTTGTTCGAGCCTGTACGAGGTTATAAATTGATTATTGGAGATCAGAACATCGAGATTCCAGCGGATCAGGTATTGCACATTAAAACCACAAATTTAACTTGGGATTTGAACGGAGCGCAGCTTAGAGGAATGCCTCCACTCTTGGCGGGCTTAACTACTCTCCAGGCTAACAACGAGGCTACCTTTGCCAAGCAGAAGACTTTCCAGAATGGAGGAGCAAAAGGTATTATTTCACCGAATGTAAGTAACCCTGAGTTTTGGCCATCTCCTGATCAGAGGGCAAAGATGGATGAGCGGATAGATGAGAGGATAAACGGTAGTAAGAATGTTAATAAGATTGTTGCAAGTTCAATTCCGTTGCGATACGATGCGATTGGATTGAGTCCTGTGGCAATGGATATCATTAACTCTCAGAACATGGACTTGCAAACTCTTTGCGGTCTTTGGGGAGTTAACCCTGTATTGTTTAGCTCTAACGCTACATACGCTAACTTAGAACACGCACAGAAGTCTTTGGTAACTGACGTGATTATGCCACAGCTACAGATGATTGAAGAGAAGTTTACGCAATGGATTGGCAATTCCTACGGAATGGATTATGTGATTGACTTTGATATTTCTTCTTTCTCTGAGCTTCAGCCTGATGTAAAGGTAATTCTGGACACCTACGGTAAATCACCGTACTTTACTGGCAACGAAGTTAGAAGCTTGTTGAACTGGCACGCTAGCGAAGATCCAGCAATGGATGTACATTGGATACCTAGCAACGTACTACCAAGCGAGGAGGCATTAGGGAACGCTGCAACTGACTTTGTAGATTTCCAAGCCTAAGAAATGAAAACTCTTAATTACTCTAGGATTAGAAGGTCTACGCAAGCGGATCTCAGAAAATACGAGCGTCTTGGAGTTAAGATATTTACAGAGGCTTTGAAGGAACAGGCAAAACCAGTAGTTCCTTTGATGCCTATGCAAGAGGCTTACATTAAGTTTTATCAGGCTGTATTCATTGATTCTGCGACTAAGGAGTTTAATAGGATAAGACAGGACAATAGGGAGAAGGCTTTTATCCCAGATAATTTTTTTGTTAGCACTTGGCTTGAGTTTATTAAGAATTGGGTAATTCAGAATTTAGGTCAATTAATATTTGATGTCACAGATACTTCTCAAAAGAGGGTAAATGAAATTGTTGCTGAAGGTATTCAGGAGGGATTGAATCCTAGACAGATTGAGGAAAGATTACTTCGAGAAATTCCTGATATTAAAAGAGCGAGAGCCATTGCTAGAACGGAGGCAACTAGAGCTTACAATGAAGGAAAGAAGCAATCTGCCATTCAATGGTCTAATCAGACAGGAACTCCGTTATGGAAGCTTTGGATACATGGAGGAGCAAAGGAGCCAAGGATTCAGCATATTTTAGCACAGGATAAACCGATTCGATTTGATCAGCCATTTGTTTTTAATAGTAATGGTGTTCAAGTTTTAATGGATAAACCTGGTGATTTAAATGGTGGACCAGCTCAGACTATAAATTGCTCATGTGTAGTGGTTTATATTTCAGAGAGTTATGCTAGGAGAAATTTTCCTAAGAGCTTTGTTCTCTAAGGAGTTTTGTTTGTTAATTTTATTTATTTGTATATTTGCTTAAACGAATATCAAATGCTAGAGAAAGCCGAGCAATCTTATTCCGATTATCCGCAAGCAGTTAAAAACAACGCTAGACGAGTTTTGAAATATGTAGAGGAGAATGGATGGGGGCCTTGTGGAACTCCAGTAGGAAAGCAGAGAGCTAACCAACTCGCAAACGGCGAAGCAATTAGCTTGGATACGATTAAAAGAATGTATTCGTATTTGAGTAGACATGAGGTAGACTTGCAAAGTTCTACTTCTTATGAAGAAGGATGTGGTTTATTGATGTACGATGCATGGGGGGGTAAGGCTGCTTTAGGATGGAGTAGAAGTAAGCTTAGAGAATTAGGCGAAATAAAAGAAAATAACACGACAATGATATTAAAGGGACTTAATCAAGGATTTGCAGATAGCGACATGAAACAAGGTATTGTTTCAGGTTATTTTGCCGTTTTCGGTAATAAGGATCTCGATGGCGATGTAATTGAGCCAGGAGCATTCACCAAGACAATCCAAGAGCGTGGCCCACAAGGAAAGCAACTTATCAAATATCTTTTGGATCACGATAAGACAAAAGTTGTCGCAAAAATTAGCAATCTTTACGAAGATAATAAGGGATTGAGATACGAGGCTAAAATCGGAACTCATGCAGCTGGTCAAGACTTTCAAAAGATGGTCGAGAGCGAGCTTATTAACCAACATTCATTTGGATTCCGTACAATTAAAGAGCAATTTGATCAGGAATCTAAATCAAATAGAATTAAAGAGGTAATGATGTATGAAGGTAGTGCTGTGCAATTTCTAGGAGCTAATCCAGAAACTACATTTATCGACCTTAAAAGTGAGGAGGATGCATTCGAGTATTTAACTAGACTTGAGAAGTTTGTAAAGACTTCAGATGCAACTGACGAAACATTAGAGAAATTAGAAAGTCAACTTAAATCACTTTTGGTGATGCTAAAGCCAGCAGAGGCTACTTTGGTAGAGACGAAAGCCGTGGATGTTGAGGTACTAACAATAAACGAACTTAAAAAACAATTTGAATCATGGAAAATCTAACTTTGGATGCCGTTAAAGCGGTAATCGCAGAAGCTGGTGAAGCCCTAAAGGCAAAAGCTAGCAACGCCGAAGTAAAAGCTAATGAGGCTTTTGAAAAGGCAGAAGCGTTGTTGAAATCATTTGACAACGTAGTAAGTAAAGAAGATGCAGCAGAAATGCAGAAGCAACTTGACAAGCTTGACATCGCTATGCAAAAGAGCGCAGTTGAGAAAGAAGTAAACGCAGAAGATTTTAAGACCGCATTTATGAAGGCTTATGCTCCTGTACAAGCTGAGATCGAGAGACTAAAGTCTGAGCCTAACGCTCGTCTAAAGGCTCCTTTGGTATTTGAAATCAACGAGAAGGCAGTAGGAACTATTACTTTGGCTTCTACTATCGCTAACGAAGCTTCTTCTGGACAAGTAACAATCTCCGAGTTTACTGGTGTTGTTTCTCCTATCCGTCAGAGACTACTTGTTTATCTTGCTAACGCAAGCGTTGGAGCAATCGGAACTCAGTATGCAGTATGGGTTGAAGAGTACGATCAGGAGGGAACTCCAGTAATGATTGGCGAAGGTGTTGAAAAGACTCAAATCGATGTACAATACAAGGAGCAGAGAGCTAAGGTTGAGAAGATTGGTGTTCACATGAAGGTTTCTATGGAAATGCTTGAGGACGCTTCTTACTTGGCTTCTTACATCCAGAGCAATGGAGTTAAGCGTGTTGAGACTGTAATCGAAAACCAACTATTCACTGGTAACGGTACTTCTCCTCAGTTGGCTGGTTTGCTTTCTAAGTCTACCACATTCACTGGTGGATCTATGGCTGGTGGTGTTGAGGCTGCTACTAACTGGGATGTAATTCACGGAATCATCGCTCAAGTAAGAGCTGCTAACGGAACTGCAACTGGCGTATTTGTTGAGACTGGACAATATCACTTGATGCTTTCTGAGAAGGATGCAGACAAGCAGTATATCTTGCCAGCTGGCGTTACTTTCAACGCTCAAGGTGGAATCAGTGCTTGGGGAGTAAATATTATCCCAACCAACGCTTTGACTGGAACTGCTGCACAATTCGTAGGTGGTGACCTTTCTGTTATCAACGTACGTTTGAGAAGCGGTTTGCAAGTAGCTATTGGAGAGTCTGGCGATGACTTCATCGACAACTTGAAGACTGTAAGAATCGAGCAGAGATTGGTACAATTCATCTCCGCAAACGATACTCCAGTATTGGTAAAAGGTACTTTTGCAGCTGCTAAGGCACTTCTTGAGACTACCTAATATTTAGTTTGTGTTTGTGTTTAGTGACGAAAGGGCGGGAATATTTCCCGCCTTTTTTTTGTTTAAACTATTGAAAATGATTTACTTTAAACATTAAAGAAAAAAAACATGGCAGATTTTACACTATGCAAGCCGCAAAGATGTAAGCTCA